GGAATTGCTGGTTTAGGACTCGCAGAAGGTGGAATTCCTGCTGATAGCGTTGATGTTCAACCCATGCTTAAAGAAGAAGACGAAGAATTTGAAAAGGATGAGTTAGAAATAGGTGGAGAAGAAAGTCCAGAACATGAAGAAAGTGAAACACCTGAATTCGAAGCTGGTGAAGAAGAAAAAGAAGAAAAGGAAGATAATTTCTTCGCAAATGATAGTCAATCTTTAGGTGCTGCTGTTGTTAAACCAGAAGGTGCTGAAACAACAGGTGTTGATATCACAATTGACCCAGATAAAACAGTTAATATCAGTATGAATGAAGCAGCAAGAAAGAAATTGATTAAATCAATTGCTGAAGGTGTAAACACATACTTGGCTGAATCAAAACCAAAAGTTGTTAAAGAAGTGAAACCTGTTGAAGTTATGAGTGAATCTGAAGTAAAACTTAGAAAATATATTCGTAATAGACTTGAAGAAAAGGCTGGTTTAAGAAAGCCAAATTTAAATGAAAACAAGAAATCTGCAGCAATAAAGAAACTTGATGTTACAATTGACAAGCAGTTCAATTTATTCGAATCTGTTGTGTCAAAAAAAAAAGATAAAGTAGAAGAAGGTTGGTTAGGTGATAAAGTTGGTGGGATGGCAAATAAATTCAACCAAGCTGTTGAAGGTAAATTCAAAAAGCAAAGAGAACTTAAACAAGCAATTGAAGCTGACCCAGCAGGTGCAAAATCTGCATTATTGAAAGCATTCTCTACTGAGTTAATGTACAATACTGGCGCATCAAGTTTTGTTAAAGGCACAAGTCCTGAGAACGCACTTGAAGTTGCGCAACAGGTAGTAAGTGACCCAAACGGTTTAGGTAAACTAAGTCAAAGAGGTGGTTTGTTAGTTTATATACCTGCGAAAGACGTAAAATAATCAAATTAAAACAATAAAATGAGCCGAACCCAAAAAGTTCGGCTTTTTTTGTAACATATTTTATTAATTTTCCGTATAACCGTACATGGAAAACATTAGAGAATATCAGACAATTAAGTTTTTTAGAGGTAGAGAAAGAAATAATGCAGAAATGCAGAAGCTTGCTGATGAAAAACGGGATTTTGAATACCGAAGGTTACTCATTGAAGAAAATGAACTTGACCTTCATGTGGCTTTTAGTAAGATGATGGTTTGGAAATGGCTATCATGGAGTTTTCTGGCATTGGCTATTGCTTATCATCAATATCCAATTCTTTCGTTTATCTTTTTAGGAATGGCGTTACTGTCACAATTTTTTTCATTTATTAATAAAAGATTCTTTACGTTTGTTTTCCGTGGTTATAACCTTACATTGGGACTTGTTGATGGTGTGATATATGATAAATATGGAATCAGACTAAGATAAGTTTAACAGGTTTCAGTATTTATGAAGAAATCACGATATGGATTACGAAGACAGTAAATTGAAACTTATTTATATTCTAAAAATAGGATATAATTCAAAAGACGAGGGAATATACGAATTCATATTTTCATTAGACCCAGAAAATATCGATTATGAGGGTTGGGTTTGGGATATCTCACCTGCTTGCGATAACGCATTACCACCTACAGAAGAATATATCAATAAGATTGTGAACCTAAAAACAAACACATTTGACCTATTCTGTCTACATGAAGCAGTTGATAGAGAATATATGCATGGCTATCACACAATTCATGCGTTGGCATATGAGGTGGAGAAAAAAGAAGGAGATAATGGTTTTAGTGATTATGAAAAAATGTTTGAGGGTGACAATGAAGATGTACCATTATTGGTATTTCATTACGGTATGACATTGGATAAGGTTAAGGATTTATTGAATTCAAGAAAGATTATATTAAAGAATAATGAATTTGTTCAAACTTCTTCAATAAAGTTTTAGTATTTATACCTGCCCATCTTACCATAATCGGAAGAAGGGGTTTCGAGGCACGATAATTCACGATAATTACCTTGCCTTGCGGTTTTTAAAAAGTGTTCATCGCACCATTTGGGCGAAGGAAATCGAAGCACGGCATGTCTGGATATGTGTCGTGCTTTGCTGTTTTAGGTTTGTAAGTATTTATTATAAATATTTATAAATGGTAGTTAAAAAAAATCCAGATATAATCCCCGATGACGATGATTCGCTATTTCCTGAACATATACCTGTTCTTCCATATGATATTCAAAGGGAGAAGGAAAAGGAAGCTGTTAGAAAATTAGCTGCTGAACTTCGTAAAAAATCTGGGAAGATTGAACCAGTTATTGTTAATAGAGATGGTATTGCAAAGAAGGCAAGTGAATTAACTATTTCAGAACAAGAATACGAATTCGTGCGTTGCGCTACAAATCCAATATATTTTATCGAAACCTATTTAACAATTTTTGACCAAACACAGGGTATTGCTGGTATGATTGTACAATTCAAATTATTTGATTTTCAAGTAGATTTGGTTAATACGTATTTGAATAATAGATTTGTAGTTGCAAACAAATATCGTCAGGCGGGTATTTCAACCACGACCTGTGCATATATTGCATGGTATGTGATGTTCAATCAAAACCGAAGTGTTGCTATCGTAGCCGATAAACTTGAAACTGCTCGTGATGAATTAATGAATGATGTTGTAATGTTTATCGAAACCTGCCCAGAATGGCTTAGACCTAAAACTGGTAGAGAATCGAATGATAAGTTCAAAGATACTCAGAAATTAAAACGATACGACAACGGTTCAAGTCTCGGTGCATTCTCTTCAAAAGGTCTTCGTGGTTATACCCCAACATTATTATTTTGGGATGAAACAGCATGGACAGAAAAAAGTGATAAATTCTGGACATCGGCAAAACCAACATTACAGACTGGTGGTGCTGCAATCATGGTAAGTACTCCTTCTGGACTCGATGCAGTATTTTACAAAACATTTGATGGTGCACGTAGAGAAGAAAATAACTTTAAAGCCGTTGAACTCTGGTGGTATAATGACCCAAGATACAATAAGGGATTAGTTTGGTTAAAAAATAAAGGGAAAGAAAATCAAATTACTCGTGTCGATGACGGCTGGAGTAATGAAGATAGAATTCAGATGGCTGATGACCTCTGGGAAGCCAGTTCTCCGTGGTTTGAAGAACAAGTGAGGGATGCTAATGGTGACATGCGTAAAATCGCACAAGAACTCCTGTGTTCATTCTTAGGTTCTGGTGATAACTTTATTGCAGAAGAATATCTTTTACGTATACAAGAACATGAAGTAGAAGTTCCTATTCGTCAGGAATACATGGATTTAAACATGTGGATTTGGGAAGACCCGATTGTTGGTGAGGATTATATTATGACGATTGATGCGTCAGCAGGTCACGGAGAAGACAATTCAACCATTAATATATTAAAAAACACTGAGACAATCGAAGAAAAGATTATAACAAAGGGCGATAAGGTAAAAAAAGTTAAGATAAAGAAACATATGTTACTACAAGTAGCTGAATATTATGGAAAGGTTGTTCCACAGGTACTTGCAGAAATCGCATATCAGTACGGTAGAAGATATAATAATGCCTATACTGTTGTTGATATCACAGGTGGTTACGGTGTACAAACCGTTGAGAAATTACTTGAATTTGGGTATGAAAATGTTCATTATGCCGAAGTTACACATAAACCAAGTAGAGATAGATTGCAGGGTTATATTAAAAAGGGTCAGAAGGTAATGCCTGATGGTAATATAATAAACGTGGATTTAATCCCCGGTTTCTTTATCGGAAATAATCGTGCATCGGTTGTGCTTGAAATGCAAAGAGCAATCCACATGAAAGACGTGATAATCAAGTCAATAAGATTACTAAATGAATTAAAAACGTTTGTTACTGTGGCTGGAAACCGTGTTGCTGACCATAAACGTAGCTTCCACGATGACAGTATTATGGGATTATCGATTGGTTTATATGTGGTGAATTTTGACATGGCTCGATATAAACAAAGTAAGGGTATTACTGAAAAATTGCTTAACGCCATTATTAATCTCAACGACATTAAAGAGATTGAAGGTAAATTAGGTACGAAGAATAAACCAATGATTTCACCCAACAGTGTGTCACCTCTGAATCCATATCAAGCAAATGCATGGTTATTTGATGGAATTAAGGATAAAAACAAAAGATAGAATGTATTTATATCAAAGTAATACTTTTGAGAAATTTTAAAGTATTTATAAAAAAGTATAAAATTTTATAAAATGGCTGAACAGGAAAAAAGAGGAACAATATATCAACAGCTAAATAAGCTTTTGAATCTTGATGGTTTTGGTTATCAAGACCAACAACCTGCAATATCGCAGAGTACACCAGCAGAGAAAAGTAAAATAGTTATTAAAGGCAATACCCCAGAAGAAATTCATCAAAAGGGTTTGGAGATAGAGCAGAAGAAAGAACTCCAGAATAAATTTTTTAGGACAACTGATAGAGGTTTCCAAAAAGCACTTCAATATGAAGCAGCCAGACTCCCAGCATACATAGATTATGAAGGTATGGAATACTATCCAATCATTTCGTCAGCATTGGATTTATTCATGGAAGAAGCTACTACAATCGGTATTGATGGTAATATGTTGAACATTCATTCCAACAAAGAGAGAATAAAAACACTATTAGAGGAATTTTTCTTCGACATTGTTAATGTGAACGTGAACTTACCATTTTGGGTAAGAAATACTGTGAAATATGGTGATAATTTCGTTTTACTCTATGGTGAACGTAAAAAGGGTATTACACATGTAAAACAACTTGTTAATTACGAAATAGAGAGATTCGAGAGAATTCAAAATGGTAAGCCATTGGTGAAATTCAAAGAAAGAATGACTGGTGATGAATTCAATGTATTTGAAATCGCACACTTTAGACTTCTTGGTGATGACAAGTACCTACCTTATGGCTCATCTATCTTAAATAAGGTTCGTAGGGTGTTCCGTCAGCTTGTTATGGCTGAAGATGCAATGCTTACCTATCGTATGGTACGTGCAGGTGAAAAGAAAGTTTTCAAAATTGACGTTGGAAACATCGATGAAGAAGATATTGAGGAATATATCTATAAAGTAGCTACCAAATTCAAAAAAACTGCACAGGTAGCACCAAATGACGGACAAATTGACTATCGTTTCAATATAATGGGTAATGATGAAGACTATTTTTTACCCGTAAGAAATGCAAATACACAGACGGGCGTGGAGACGCTCCCGGGCGCATCAAATCTTGATGCCATTCAGGACATCGAATATCTTCGTGATAATTTATTTATTGGTTTAGGTGTTCCGAAACCATTCTTGAGTTTCCAAGATGCAGCAGGTGCAGGTAAAAATATGGCACAATACGACATTAGATTCTCAAAAAAAATCAATCGTATTCAACAAGCTATGATTCAGGAACTCAATAAGATGGCAATGATTCATCTTTATTTGTTGGGTTATAGTGGCGAAGACCTTAGTAGTTTCCAGCTAACACTTACCAATCCTTCAACTCAGCAAGAATTACTGAAGTCTGAATTAATGCGTGATAAGGCACAGACATATGCTGAATTAACTCGTGGTGAAGCAGGTATTGCAGCAATGTCACATACAAGTGCTAAACGTAAGCTATTTAATATGAGTGACAGGGAAATTGTTGAAGACCTGAAACAACAGAAAATGGAGAAGGTTGTTATGCAAGAACTTGCAGATTCTCCAGTAAGCATTAAGAAAACAGGTTTATTTGCCGATATCGATAAGAGATTTGGTGAGCCAATCGAAGGAATGATAGGTGCACCGAGTGGTGGAACGGAAGGTGGAATGCCACCTGAAGGCGGTGCTCCACCAGCAGGTGGGGAAATGGGTGGAATGCCCCCATTAGCTGGCGCACCGCCAGTGGGTGGTGAAATGGGTGGAGCACCAGCAGGTGGTGATATAGGTGGAATGCCCCCATTAGCAGAGAACAGTAAGATGTCGATGGAAGCATTTAGTAAACACCTTGAGGAAATGATTATGGGTAATAGTCCAGAACCAGAGCATAAAAAAGAGAAGAAAAACAAGAAGATAATTAGTGAAAATAACGAGATTAATAATAAATTAAATAAGAATGCTCAAGATATGATTACTGAAATTGATTCATTGCTGGAGACTACAGAAAGCTTCAATACACAGACAAAAATAACTGAAGCAGAAGATATTAATTTAGAAGACATCGAGGGAATCGAAAATATTGAAATAACAGAATAATTCATTTATATAACACGTAAGAATCATTTACAATTAATTGTAGTATTTATAGTAAATCGAATAACAGCATATGAAAAACACTAATATTGGAATAGCTAATTTAGTAATTTCGAATAGATTGAAGGAATCGTATTTCAACGACAATTTACTTGAAGAGTCGAAGAAATTAACAACCGATTTTTTCGGTATCGTTAAAAGTTCACCAATATTACAATTGGAGTTTAAAGTGTTTAATAATATAGACAATAAACACATTGACAATGAATTAATTGCAACCCGTTATATTGATAATAACATTAAGTTATTTGAGGTGTATACTATTAAAGAAATTGATGCTGAACGTAAGAAATTAAACGGCTTTCTCATAGAGAATGTTGTTGGTGAGATAACCGAAGCCGATTACGACCCGAAAAAAATTGAGCTTTATAACGCAATTGATGTGCTGATTACCGAATCACTTAACGATTATGATAAAGTAGATATTGATGGTGTTCACGAATCATTCACAATTGTTCTGAATCATATAAAAGAACCCAAAAAGGTATTAATCGAATCTGAAGAAAAGGCTGAACTAATCAACGAAACTATTATTCAACTTGCTGTTAGTAAATTCAACCAGAAATATGAGGGATTGGATGAAGACGATAGAAATTTGTTTCTAACACTTGCTAATTCAACTGAGTCTGCGAAAAAAGAACTTCTTGAGAACTTCAAATCTGAAAGCCTAATTCTTTTAGAGGGAATCAATAAGGATAATGTCAAAGAAAATATTGCAAGAGCCATTCAGAAAATAAAAGAAATGGTATATGATGGCGCAAATGTGGATGATGACATTATCAGACTATATGAACTCAAAAAAGATTTATTATAATCTTATGCTTTGGGATTGTCGAAGAATCCCTTTCTCATTGCATTAATATCAACATCACCTTTAATTCCATTTACCCTACCTTGCCAGCTAAACTGCCAAACTGACCAGTCTTTCCAGCCTTTTGGAATGCTCGGATTATTCATTTCTGAACTTTGTGGTTTTTCCTTTGGTTCTGCAAACCATAATGGAAGCTTACCAAAGTTATTACTTGTCTTCTCGTTAATCGTACTCCTATTACTATAAAGAATAGTATCGTACCCATTATCTTTCAAAACCTGAACAAATGTGTTAATCCATAAGTCATTATTTGCTTTATTATATGTCCATTTAGTCGGATTTTTTTTGGTGTCTTTATTTTCAAAATCTAATGCAAGTGGAAAATCTGGTTTTGGTGCATTTAATGCTTTAATTGTGTCTAAGAAGAATTCTGCCTGTGCTGTTGCATTACCAACAGGGTCAGAACCAGTATATGGTTCACCAAAGTGATAGTATGTTATTTTTACACCAGCAGCTTTTGCCATTTTAAAATTTCTTTGAAATTGACTATCAATGATGGGTTTTGTTTGTGTTGCTGTTCCTTGTGTTGCTTTTATAAAAGCAAAACTAACTTTAGGGTCATCGGGATTGGTTGGATTGACAGCTTTTTCCCAATCTATTTCAGCATTAGCATAAGAAACATCGACACCATAAACAGAATTCAGTTGAGCCAGCCTTGCATGTGACATTGATGTTGATTGTGAACCCGTTTTCACAAATTCACCTGTTGTCATATCTGTGGTTGGAGAAGTAGCACCTTCAAATCCCATTACTGCTGCAGGGTCTAACACTCTTGGTACTGGGTATCTTAATATTTTCGTTCCATAGAAACTTGTTGTCATTTTATTAGGTTCTATTGAATGCTCAACACCTAATATTAGATATGCACCATTATAAATCGGCACATTGTCCAATTGGAAGTATTGTGTTGGCTGAATCATTGCGTTTCCCAAACCAGTGATTGTTGCTTTATATGCACGATTCTCATATAAATTATATAGGTTTTGTCCTTTTGGTATTGGAGCATTCTTACCACCATCACCAGCCAATCTTGCCAGAATCTGGATACTTTCATTGGTTTCTGGATATTCTTTACTATCGATTTTTATATCGCTAAACATCGATTGGTTCTGTTCTCCGAATTTAACTCTAAATGCTCTTACTTGTCTATAAGGAAAATCTGTATTGCCTTCAAGTTGTTCATCATATGCCGAATCAATCTGTGAGCAATCATCACCAGCATTGAAAAAGTCTTTTGCATCTGTGGTGGTCAAGTCAATAATACCATCATTTTGAAATCCGTTGTTGATGTTTGATGGATAACTCGATGCTCCACCAACATACATACATACAAAAGCTTGTGATTTTTCAACCTCACCGATTGGGTCGATTTTAAAGGTATCATCCCAGCTTGATATTTTTGAATGATTCATGAAGTTTTGGAGTGGGAAGAATTCGAAACCATTTGTTGATAATATCTGAGATATCACACTAAATAATGATAGTGTAGTATCTTCAAACATATCAATCAATATTTCAGGGTTTATACACGTATCACCAGCAGGATTCATTGCCCTATCCACGAATGCAAACATGTCAATTAATCTCTTACCCTTGTCATTAAATGGGTAACCTTTCGGATTTTCGTTTTCTGGATTAGTGAGCCACTTATCGTTAATATTTTTAAATGAATAGTATGTCTGGGTTAAGATATCTTCATCCCCACTTAATTTCTTCTGTTCTTCATCCTGTTCATCTTGTTCTTTCTTGGTTTGAATAAGATAATTATCCAGTTCTTGAAAAAATAATTTGAAAAAGCTATCGTTTATTGCCCTTTTACTTGGAGATTCAATATTTTGTTTCTTCAGTGCTTTATATGCAGTTGGGGTACTAACATCCTTAAATGTGTTTTGACTAAACGAAACAATTGTTGTTTTATTTAATAATGTTTTAAGTATGCTGGAAAAATAATGAAGATTATTTTTATTGTTTTCGGATTCTGGATTTAAATACGATTCATATTCATCATATTTATCTTTTACACCGCTTGAATTACATAGGTCATAAAGTGCTTCAAGATTTGTTCTAATATCAGGATAGTCATTAATAAAGAAAGACCTATACGCTTCTCTAAAACGAATTTTATCAATATCTGATAAATATGTGTTTATGTCGTGAATATCCGCAAAAATAAACACACCACTGGTACTTAAATTTTTACCACCCCCTGTATTAAAAAAGTCTTTTAGTTTATCAGTTAATCCACTCTCATTTGCCTCAATCAATGCACCAATATATGCAGGTAAAAATCTGGGAACATCAATAGCTGCTGGGTTTTGGAAAATTAATTCACCTAATTTATTTGGAAAATTATTGAAAGGTCCTATTGTGTATCCAAAATTGGATAGAATTATTGTTGCACTTAAATCAGATACTTGAGATATGACATCATCATAGATTTGTGTGTCAAATGCTGCCAATTGATAAACCCAGACATCTACAATACTTTGAAATCGTCTTAGGTGGAATGCCTTAGAATTTGCTTTAAGTTCAATATCACCAAATCCTGTATTGTTTCCCTTAACAAGTAGGGAATTGATTAAAGTATCTTTATACCAACTACTTATTTCTGTTGATGTATTAAACCATTGTAACGTAATAAATTTAATTGCAGCATCTTTTGCCTGCGCAGCAAATGTATTGTCTTCATAAAATCTGACTATATTATTATCGGTATATAATCTACTTAACGGGCATAGATATCTGGTTTGCAAAGTAGTGCCTTCATATTCCGCTAATTTATCTTCTTTTACTTCTGCGTTTTGAACATACTTATCAATAACATATATTATATTCTGTTTTGTAAATAAGTATGAAGCGTCTGGAAGTCTACCCTTAAATACAAGTTTATACCAAGGTCTTTGTACGTTCTGTGCGAAAACATCAAAAGGTTTTTTTCCGTCTTTTGTAAACACTTGTTCTTCAATGTCACTTGTATAGATAAACATGCCCTCATATTCATCATTATTTTTATCAACATATGCTTCATTAATAACGAAAACACTATCATCTGCAAAATCATATGTTTTTTCAAATATTGCAGAATTTTTATCGAGATAATCATAAAAGGTGGTAACATCTGTCCTATTGGCTTTAGCGAATGAGGCTAAGTTCTCACGCAGAATTGGACTATAAATCGATGATGCTAAGTTAATTGCTTCTGACTTTGAATATAGTTGAACATATGCATTGCTGGCATCAGTAGTTTTAGTGTAAAACGCATCAGGGAGTGAGCTTTGTGTAAGCATATAAAACCTATTTAAAAAGATTTTTAATGTCTCATTCAGTTTGTTGTCAGCATCCACGTTAATGCCACTACCTGAATCTATATTCCCATATGGTGATATTGCGGGTCTACCTGACATGGTTGAGTCAATTGGTGATATTGGTATCCATTTATTATTACCGTCTTCATCTAAATCTGCTTTCATGTTTGCGAGTTCTGCAACTTTTTTCTGTGTCGTGAACGTTTCAATAAAATTGACAATCAATTCAAGTTCAGGAAATGGGTCTGGTAATGTTTTATTAATTTCAACGGGTGAAACCCTAACTTCTTTATTGTTACAGCCAGTTCCTTCTAATTTAATAATTAAAGGAAATGCATAGATATCTTGACCATCAACACTTCCAGAGTCATTACTACCAGAGTCTTTTACCTGTCCACCAGCAATTAGTGATTTGTATTTTTCGTGATGGTCTTCAGCAGCACGTGATGTGTCTCTTAATATATCGTAGAATTTATCAACATCATTTAATATGATTTTAAATATGTTATATATTGTAGGTCTCATGCCAAGTTCTTTTTCAATCATGGCATTGATTTTAACATTAAGTGCTAAAGCTGCATTATTTTTTGTTTCCAGTATGTCAAGCTTCTGTTTATAAAGCTTCGTATAATAGTTTGTTATGTCAAGTACCTTATATTTTATATTAGCGGTTGGGTTTACTGTATTGGTTGAAAGATTATTTGAACTATAAACGTTTTGTGGCATTGATATATCTGTTGGAACGGTATTTATTCCAGAAGTCTTGGCATTATTTAGTAGTTTTGTCCTATATGTAACTAATGCATTATAAAGTGTTGTGTCATTATTTCCAACAATATATCCAACATATAATCTATTATCCACCTTTAGTTTATACAAATTAGTTCCCTGTGCTTTTATTTCTTTGTCATAATCAGATAATTGAACCAATGGTATGATTTCTACATCAGTATAATCTGCGGGTGGTGAAGAATTAAATGCATCCATATAGTTTAAAAGACCAACATCATGTGCTGCGATTTCGGCATTTAAACCTGCATCTGCACTGACATAATTAATTGGTGTTGTTGGTGAATATGGTTGTTTAACTATATTATTAATGAACGTAAACATAAACGGTGTGCCATTATCATTCAGTGCTTCTTTATAGAAAACCAGTGCAGATGTAGCAGCAGTATTGTTTTCGAGTTCCGATATTGCATTATCAAACTGCTGGGATTCGATACCCGTTTTTAATTGTTCATTAATAACAGCGTATAAACTTCTCAGCTTCAATATCATTTCGTTTGTATTTCGGGGTGGTTCACCCGGTTCGGGATTCATCGAAATTTCGGTTGCATCCATTAATGGAAAATTAATTGCATATCTAAATAGTATATCCGATAATGGTGCAAATGTGGTTGCTACAAACTGTGCGTCAATTATAAAATTACCATTTTCTGCTTTGAATTCTGTGGTATATTTAACAAGATGTAATTGATATGATAATGTTCTACCGTAATAACCCTTAATTTTTAAATTAAAAATAGGTGGTGGAAAATCAAATAATATCCTATATGGAGAGTTTTCTTGATTAAAAAACGATAGACCTCTGATGTCTACAAATTGTATTGAAACCTGTGGAATGAATGAAGAATTTATTAAAACCTTGATACTTGTTATACCAAATGCTTCGTATTGTATTTCATTTGCCCCAGAACTACCATCGTAGTAATTTGTAGTGAAGTTCAGGTGATTTGGATTGTTTTTGTTTTGATTATTACCTAAGAAATTAACTTCTACCGAATCCATGCTTTGTAAACCTTTACCATTAACAATAACACTTCTACCTTTTCTAACGGCAGTTAGTTCGGCAAAAATGTTCATGTCTTGATATTGTCCTACGGAATTTGTTATCGGTTGTACGCTCAAATCAGCAAGAGGATATAAATTAACTCTGTTAGGGTCTTCAATATACAAAACCTGACCATGACTTTTTGAAATTTGCTCCATTCAGTTGATATTTTTTATATAAATACGATATTATAAAAAATATAAAGATAATCAAATTCTTTAACACTTCTAAACTATTCTAAACTATTTATTAGAAAACAAAAAACGATGATATTTCTACAAGAAACTATAACACATATGCATCCAATATGGAATAATGTATTTTTCTATCTTACAATCATGGCAGTTATTGGTTTTGTGTCATATTCATTGTATATGATACAACTGATGAAGAAAAGAACTGCTGATATGAAATTAATGCAACAACAACATGTGGCAAGAGTTGATGTAATAAGAAAAGAACATGGAGAAACATTGGAGCGAATCAGGTTGGAGATGCTCAAGCGTGAAGAAGAAAGGGGTCGTCAGTGGATGGAAAGTGAAAAAGAAACACTACACGTGTTAAATGGAGTTTCGACATTGCTCGATATGAGCGAAAAAATCGGTAGGGTTGAATCTGACAGGATTATGAAAAAACTTGGTGAGATTCAGACGAAAGTAGAAAATTTAACAAAAATTAAATAAACGTCATATGTCAAAGAAGCTGGAAAAACTAAGAGAGGTTAATAAACTACTCAAAGAGATATTAAGTAATTTAGAAACACAAATGTTTATAGAAAACATCGATGAAACCATCGACAAAAAAATCAATGCGGAATACTCTAAGGTTGTCGTGGAGATAAAATAGTATTCTAAACTATTTATATAAAAGAATTTAATATGTTAAGGAAACAGTTAAGTAGGATATTAGAGGAAGGCGATATAGGATTTGGGATTTTAATAGAGCATGACGCAGGGTATATAAACAGCGATTTGAATCCGTCCCTTATAAACGAAGCGTTTGAACTCAAGCCAAATGAACCCGTATTGGTTAATTGTATACTACAAAAATGGGGAGTAAAAAACAAAAATGGTCGAATCTATCCGAAAGACGTTTTAATACCACAAGTTGAAGTATATCAAGAATTAGTTCAAAACAATAGTGCGGTATCTGAAGCAGACCATCCAGAAAGCAGTATAATTTCACTACAAAATATCTCTCACATGATAACAAAAATGTGGTGGGGAACTGGTGAACATGAAAATGTATTATATGGTCAATTGAAGCTGATTGTCAGCCCCGGATACATTAAATATGGTGTGGTTTCTGTGGTTGGTGATAAGATTGTACTCTATCTACAAAATAAAATCAAACTTGGAATTTCAAGTCGTGGTGTTGGAACACTTAAAGAATATAACGGTGAGAACCTTGTTCAAGATGACTTCGAATTGATTGGTTTTGACTTAGTTGCAACACCAAGTACCCCCGGTGCTTATCTCTTCCCAAGTAAGAAGGGTGAAACTGGTTTTGGTGAGAACTACGTGAAGAAGAATGGTATATATCTTAAAGAAGATGAGACCAAGATTTTGGATGCAACAAATAAGTTCCTTTTATAAAGGGACATAAGATAATTATAATAATTCGGAAAAGCAAGAATTTTATTAAAAAATATACTTTTTCGCAAAGATTATGTATTTATATAAAAATTATAGTATTAGATACGACAATTTAACAACATGAAAGAAGATAAAAAAACATCTGTAATTAAAGAGGCTTTAGTAGAATACAAAGAACTTCAAGAAGCTGCTGTTGCTAATGCTAAAGATATTTTGGCTAAACAGTTCCCAAAAAGTTACAGCGAATTGTTAAAAGAGGAATTAAATAAAAATAATAAAGAGAAAGAGTCTTATAAAAAATTAGACGAAAATAAAGAATCTGACAAAGATGATATCGAATCAAAAAAAGAATCTGTTATGAAGAATCAAACAAAAGAGACCAAGAAGGTCGTAAAAGAAGAAGCTGACAAAAGCAAACCATTTGATGAAAAACCAAAGGGTTTGAAAAATGTAGAAGAAGATGTAAAAATCACCGATACAGTTGGCGATGGTGACCCATTTGATGAAAAAGCAAAGGGTGTAAAGAAAATTGAAGAGGAACGTGAAAAAGATTTCATGGGTGACGTTGAAAGCGAAACTCCGAATCAAGGAAAAGGTGAAGCTGAGAAGGGTAAAGTCTTTAACGAAAAGATTAAAGGTCCGACTTCAGGTAAACCAATTTCAAATCTCACCGAAGAATTTGATATAACAGAACTTGATATGCAAAGTGTAGACAATGCTATTGGTGGTGCTGGTGATGAAGACGAAATCATCACAATTGATGAAATTGAGAGCGAAATCTCGCAAATGGAAGGGTTAGGCGAAGAACTTAACGATATGGGTGGTCTCCCACGTCCTGAATTACAGAAACGTGGCACTCCTGAAAATCAGGGTGGTGATGCATTCAAACAACTCGTTAATATGAAAAGCCAAATCGATGAAATACTTCAAGGTATGAGTGGTTTACCACGTCCAGAAGTTGGACAGGTAACTGGTCAAATGAAAGAAACGGAGTTACAACCAGACGAAATGAGTCCTCAAGAATTTAGTGCTGTTGGTGGTATTGCTGAAGCAGAAGATATGATTACTGACGATGATATTGATGCAGTATTAGGTGCTCCTGAAGGAGAAGTTGATGAGGCACATGGTGTTTCATTTTCTTCGGGTACAATCACACCCGGGAAACTTGGTGATAATGAAGGTAGCCGTGGTAGATTCCGTAAGGGCGTTGATGAATCTAAAAAAGTTGGCAGTTTAATTGATGAGAACAAGAAATTGACTAAGAAGTTAAACGAAGACAAGAAATTCAAAGTTGCTGCAACAAAATTAGTTGAGAATTATAAGTCTGCACTCGAAAAATATCGCAATCAATTAAAAGAGATGGCGGTTTTCAATACCAATTTAGCGCATGTAAATAACCTAATGGTAAATGAAGGCTTGGCATTAACACAAGATGATAAAATAAGAATTATCAACGAATTCAAAACCGTTGATAGTATAACTGAGTCACAGAAGAAGTACAAAGCTTTCTTATCAGAAATGAAAGACAGTAAAAAGACTTTAACTGAAAGCATTGAAGGTAAAGTATCGGCTTCTATACAGCCATCTTCAAAGCAAAAACTTGACGAAGTAGTTGAAAAAACAGCTTATGAGAACAATGACCACCTTAACAGGATGAAAAAAATCATTGAGACCATAGAACATAGAGGCAAAAAAATAATTTAAGAAAACAAATAAAAATTTAATAAAATGGGATTTTTAATGGAAAGTGCGGAAGTTGGCAACATTGGTTTGAAGCAACTCCGTGAACAAAGAGAAATAACAACAAATCGTTGGGAAAAAATCGGACTTTTAGAAGGTCTTGATGGCAACGTGAAAGAAAACTGCGCTCAATTATTTGAGAACCAGTTATCTTATATGATAAATGAATCTTCAGATTCAAGTAATAGCGGTCAGTTCGAAACTGTAGCTTTTCCTGTTATCCGAAGAGTATTTGCTAAACTTTTAGCAAATGATATCGTGTCTGTACAAGCACTTAACTTACCTATTGGTAAATTGTACTACATCAACCCTAAAGCAAGTGTTAGAGTAGATAGTTCAACTACTACAACTACACCGGGCGTACAGCATACATCACCTGACGGTGCTTATGGCAACGCTGCTTCAAAACCTGATACAAGTAGAACACAGTTCGAAACTCGTTCATTGTATGATGCATTTTATGCAACAGAATATGCTCAAGAAGGAACTTCATTATTTGACCGTTCAAAGGGTGAAATGGATGTTCATACTGGCGCAACTACTGCTTCAACAGCTTATGTTATTGGTGATAAGTATTTTGAAGTATATATTACTGGTTTCTTAGTGTCTGACACTGGAAAATTAGTAGGTCCTGCTGGTGTTCAAATGGACACAGAAAGTTTCCTTGCAAGTTTGAAAATTAGTGCTGATGAAGCATTAAGTGCTCCTGCTGGATTCACAGACCAAAGTGTAGCTATTGGTACTGCTCTTCCTTTCAACGTAAAGGTTCAGAAATACGGACAAGCTATTGTTGACACAACTGGTAAGATTACTCTTATCGTTGACCTTCAGTACGCTGGAACAAACGGTTATCAGCCACTTAGTGCTGCAACAACTGGCGTTGTATTCAATTACGAATACAGAAGTTATTCTGACCTTGAAGAAGATTCAAGAATGGCTGAAGTTACATTCCAATTAGACCAAGTTACTGTTTCTGTTGAAACACGTAAAATGCGTGCTATGTGGACACCTGAATTAGCACAGGACGTTAGTGCATTCCATAACATTGATGCTGAAGCTGAATTAACAGCTTTATTGTCAGAGCAAATGGCTGCAGAAATTGACCGTGAAATTCTTCGTGACCTTCGTAGAGGTGCTGCTTGGACTGCTCGTTGGGACTATAATGGTCTTCGTAGACAATCTAACACATATTACGGAACTCAGAAAGACTGGAATCAGACATTGATTACAAAAATCAACCAGATTTCAGCACAAATTCACAAGGCAACCCTTCGTGGTGGCGCATCTTGGGTAGTTGTATCTCCTGAAGTATCTGCAGTATTTGATGACCTTGAGTATTTCCATGAAAGTAAT